AGTTTATAGTAGAGTTTGTAACACTTGTACTCTGCAATGGAATAGGTGAATAAGAAACACCTGCTGCAGTAACACAACCAGGGTTAGTAATTGCTAGAATAAGTCTTTGAAAAACAGACTCTACTGTATCACCCTTTTGAATGCTGTATTCCTTTATGCTATCATTCATTACAGAGCATGCTGCATTTACATACTCCATGCAGTTTCCTGCAACAGAAGATGCACATGGTGGTGCACATGCAGGTGCTACTTGACTAACGGGAGTGCATCCACAACCACATCCGTTAGTTGAACTTGTACTTGTATTATTTGAGCATGCCATCTTTATTATTTTTTATTGTGGTTGTAATACACTAGTTTGTAGGACCTGGAATATTAACAGTAAATTGAACGTTACAAGGCACATTTATACCCGCTTGACTAACTCCTGTCACCGTAACCTGAACAGCTGAGCTACAATCTATATTAGTTATATTTACTGAAGGGCTATTTACACTAAGTGTTGGAGAAAAACTTTGATTCTGGTTACTTGCATTTGTATATGCAACAGTCATTGAAACAGAACCACTAGGAGCTAGTAACCCTGCTGGAGCATAGTTACTATTTAAAGAAAGCGTAATGGCGGCACCATTTGAAGGGCTGCATGTTAAAGAAACTGCTGATGGATTAACTAAAATATTAGAATTTGCAGTAGGTGGTACTGTTGGACATGCTGCTAGAAGTAGATTTCTAATTGCTTGTCCATTATTAACAGGAGCAACGGAGCATTCTTGTTCAGTTGTAACATTTTGCCAATAGAACAATCCGCTTACTATAACCTGAAGAGAACTACTTATTCCAGAAACTTCTACTAGCTTATTAGTATTAGTTCCACCGGTATAATTTATTACGCTTGCATATGAAGGATTAGGTATTGGAACACTTATAGATTCTGGTATACCGCTAGATGATGGAATAACTAAACCTTCAAATCTAACAAGTTTCCATTCTTGACCACCAATTAAAACATTTCCTGCCGGAGAAAGAGGGCTACCTGAAACTTTAAACCAAAGTTCATTAGCAACTCCGTCTTTATTTAGTTCAAATGTAGGTCTTGGTAGATTGTTAGGACAAGGTACCTCTGGAGCACAACACTCATTTAGCTGCGCTTGAAGAGCAGTTATTCCAGCTCTAAGATCACAAACTGTAACCCAAAGATTTTGGATTTGTTGAAATGAACTAGTAGCTGAAGGAATCCAGTTCCTATCAACACTCATTGATGCTGATGGATTAGCTATCTGAGGACTACTACCAGTGACGCATGCAGCAGCCGAAGAAGCACTTGTAAACTGACCTACTGTTCCTGTATTAGATTGTAGTATACAAAAAGCATCATCTAATAAGTTTATATACTCTGCAAGAGTAACCGGACTTGTAGCAAGGCAATCACTAGTTACATTAAAACTAGTGCTACCTCCACCGCCACCACCACCATTTTCAAGATTTGTTACTCTTGTATCTAAAGCGTTAATCTGTGTCTGTAGATTAGAAATGCTAGTAAGTATTGTACAAATTCTGTTACCAATAAGAATTACATAATCCTTAATTGGAAGACTAGTAACAGTGTTTCCTAAATTATCAGTATACTGAAGACATGTTGCTACAGCTATCTCACAATCAGATGGACAACCTGAAGTAGTAATGCCACCATCTGCAGCATTTGGATTTTCTAATGCACAAATCTTATCAATAATAAGTTGCATTACATCCCTAAAGTTCTGTGGAGTTGGGCATAATGGGTTAAAGCAAGATAGATCTAAAAGACTAATATCTAGTTGATCTGATATCTCGCATAACTCTGTTGCCATTTTAGCAACAACATCACTAACCGAATCCCCAGTGCATAAGTTGATACATGGAATGTCCGGTCCTTGCCATACAACGCAGTTAGATGAAATAGGGTTACAACCCTGCTGCGTGTTGTTTGATTTAATAGGAAGCGCCATATCTTTAATATACTAATTATTTTTTTATTCTGCTACTACATTTTCAGGTTCGTTGCAATTATCACATGGATCTGCATCATAGTAAGAGCAGTCTACTGTCCATGTAGATAACCCACAGTCAGGTGACAGGCACGCTGACTTATTTACAACAAGCCACTGGTCATTTGTACCAATCGGATAATCACTGTTTATTGGCAACTTAGCTGCTATGACACCAGTGTCTTCATTAACAATTACCCAGTAACTGTTCTGAATATCCCAGTAGATTATACCATTTACACCTGTACTACGGGTAAACTTAAATGACCACTTACCATTGATAAAGTCATTGTATGTAGCAACCTGAGAACCACAGATATCATTTCCAGTAACAAACAGACATAGAGTGGGAAGAATTACTTGACACGTACTGTAGTTAATACTTTCTAAATCACTTATCTCTTTGTCTATCCACAACTTATCATAGTCTATTCCAGTGCAACAACTATGTATGCCATGTCTGATTCCCATGAACAACTTGTAATAGTTGTTTGCAAAGTTTGTATTTGCCTTAATCTCAGAGTCTGATACTGTTATTCTAAAGAAATCTTTTGCAGGTTTCTGGGTATACTTAGGTATCTCACAACAACTAGGTTCTGGTGCTGCAGGTAAACAACACTCACAAGTACTATAGGCATTTGCTATAGTATAGGCAGGTCTTAAAGAAGCACCCTCACCGGGAGTAAATGGACCTGAAACTTTGTAGCAATTGTCCGGGTAACCTTCAATCTTAACAATCATGTCTGTATATAGATACAGATCACTAGATGTAACTAAAGCCAATAACGGTGTATCTTGAATACTATCAATGTTGTTGTTATTAACTACTACGTTAGCCAAGCAGTTAGTAAGTACATAGACATCGTTATAAGCATTATCAGTAGGACACGTTACTTCATTGGACTTAATCCAAAAATCTATAGAGCGTCCTGGGTCATCTGTTATTCTATTAGGTGCATTAGTACATGTTGTACATGCTGCAGATACCACACCAGGAATTGTGCAAAAACTTTGGAAAGTATAGTATGTCTCAGGAAAGTTGGCTGCATCATTAATCTCAATCAACTGACCTTGAGTCAATCCATTAAGAAAAGTAGTTTGCGCAGTTGACTGCTTACACGTATAATAGTAAACAGGTAATCCTGTTAAACAACTATTTAGAGTTACGCATATGCAGGAAGTAGTCATTTCTTTTATTTTAACAATTTACACAACACTCACAGTCATTAAATTCTTCTGTTGGAGATATATTCAATATACGTAAAGTACAGGCTTCAACTTTAATATCTCCTGGAAAAGTAGGATCTAACTTTGTCCAAACACTTGTTGTAGGGCAATCTATGTTTAAGTTAGAATAAAAATAGATACCCTGAGTACTTGGATTATACACTTCCCATCTTAGCTCATTGCTATCATATGCTATAACAATAGGTAGATTATTTACAGTGTTGAACTGAAAATATGGTCTTCCGTTAAAGAAGTTTTCTTCCCTGTCAATATTATAAACTTGACCATTGATAGTTATCTTTAAACAATTACAAGGGTTCTCTTCTACTGTAAAACAAAGACCTGGGAAGTTATCTGCCTTAACAACTTTACCTACATATGCTGAAAGATCTACTGTAGATATAACAGTTACTCCATTAACACAATTTGTTAGACCAAACTCTTTTGGATCACACTCCTCACATGTATCAAATGGTTGACCATCTACTGTTAGAGGTTCTAGTGGTAAAGTTTTTTGATCATTAGGACCTACTTGCCAACAATCACCAGGATACTCAACAAGATTTACAGTTTTTCCAAGGTATGCTTCAAAAGCTATATTAGCTGTTTGTAATGTAACATTTTGATCTTTGCAGTTATATAGTTTAAATGAGAGTGAACAGATTTCGCAATTTGAATAAGTATCAGATACTGTAACAGATTGAGATCCTTGTGGACATGGGTTATCACTTTGCCTAACTGTATAACAACCAGAGAGCTCATTAAATGTTAAGACTTGACCCAGATATTGTGATAAATCAGTGCTAGTGTATATAACTGTCTCTTCATTACACTCTGTAAGCTCATAACAACAAGCTATTGCTGGTATATTTGATACACAAGGACATTCCGGTTGACCACTTTGGCTGCATGGATCCGGAGTAGAACCATCTAAACAAGTCCATTCACCTTCACCTATAGGTATAGTACTGTTAGTACCTATATAATTTTTAGTACTAAATAAAATATAAGGTTCAAGAGCTGCTACAGCAGCATCATATGATGGCAACGGAAGATTTAAAAATTGATCTTTAAGCTCTTGTGATGTTAGATTATAAATCTCAGCAGCGTAGTTACCATCAGTGCCAATAGACTCATTATAACCAATAAGAGTAATGGTATGAGTACCTGGTTGTAAAGTTATTGGTACTACGTGCCACTGCTGAAAACAAGATCGATAGCCAAAACCACATCTACCTGGACTATCTGCAACTATTGCTATAAAAGGTTGAGAATCTAAAATTATTCTTGCAGCATTATCTGCAGCAAACCCTATTAAATACTCTTTTTCAACACCTACAGAAAAACAAAAATCGTATTTTATATAACTGGTATTTACATCAGAATTGTTGCATTGTAGTGTATTTCCTTGTATAAACTGCTGTACTGTTGACCCAGGAGCAGGCATTTGACTAGTTATACCAGGACAAGCTAATTCAGCTCCACCAGCACCATAAGCCCAAATACCTCCTGTATTTAATCTGCCCTTTGTATTATTTGATCTAAATAAAAGATTTACATCAATAGCACTTGTTTTACCTTGAGTTGGTGTAGGAGTAAAATTATCAAAGGCAGAATAACCTAATTGACCAAAAACATAACTACCATTACCCCAATCATCTTTAAATCCCCAGTTAGTCCAAAAACCCGGACCATCACAAGCAGGATTGGGTGGAAGAGGACAAGGTGTAATAGGAAAATTTTCAGTTTGATAACCAATTATTGGCCATATTTTATTTGTAGCATTTTCTAAAAGATTTAATCCTAAAATACCATAGCCACTTGATCTATCTCCAATATCAACTGTTGCTGTTTCTCCGCTCCACTCAGCAGGATAACCAGAAGTTGCTTGACATACTTCTGTACCGTCTTCTAATATAACTGGTTCATAAAATTCTGGACAAGTGCCGCAGACACCACTGCCATTTATACCATAGCATTCTTCGCATGTAGAAAATGAGTTTGCAGGTAAAGCTACTTGTGTAGTACAGTTTGCAGATGTACTATTTTTTACCAAATAGCATGCACCACATATAGACACATACTGGTTAAGAAACTGAGATATATCAGTACTAGTGTATATGCTAGGATTTATATCCGGATAGCAAGATTCTAACTCAAAGCATAATGCCATTACTAATTAGTATTATCAGGTTTTTTATTTGTAGCTTCTTGTGCAGCAGGTGCTGCGCTAACACATTTAGTACATCCTATTTTACCATTAGAAAGTACTTTCTTTTGACATCCGCAGCTCATGGCTGCTCCGCAATTTGGACACTGTGACATAATATATTGGTTTAATTAGTTACACGATGAACAACCGCAGCCACAAGCAAGTTTGTTTAATTTCTTTACTACATATCTGTACATATCCATACCCTGGTCTATACTGTTGCAGTATTCTACTTTTGCTTTAGCTGCTTTCAAAAAAGTATCAAGCAATTGAACTTCTCTTAGTTTATCTTTTACGGGACCTTGTGGGTCACATGCTTGCAAATTTAAACAACAAAGTAGATCATTTATCTGGTTTAATGCAGAAGTAATTCTCAAATGATTATACTCAACATAAACCTCAGTGCTATTGTTGATGCTATACTTCACATTATAGACACCATCCACAAAGTCGTTATAGGTATTCCCACAGTTAGCTGTTTGGAGTCCTACATTGCAAGCGGTAAGATTTGCAATAAACCCTGTTTCTAGGTTAGATGCATAAAAAGGAGATGTAAAACCAGGAGGAGTTATATCCAATCTGGTACAATCTACTACCCCAGCTGAGCTATAAATACTAGCGTCAACTACCCGGAATATGCAACCTGATAAGGTATCAGGGATATCTAAAGCTAACTGATGTTTCTCCATGTGTATATAAATTAAAAAGGAGAGGAGAGTATAACTCCCTCTCCCTTTTTAGTATTAGTTTATTTTTATGGAAGTGTGCAAACTGCTGGACAACCATAAACAATTGGACCGCCTGTGTCAGTATTTCCTGTTGGATCTAGATCACAGCCATTACCTGCATTGGTAAGCCAATCATATACAAATTGTTCAAATACTGCAATTGGTGCAGAAGTAACAATTTCCAACAAATACTGATCATTATCAAATGTGCCAGATGGATTGTTAAAACGTGGAACACTGTGCTGGATAAAGTAACGAGTGTATTGAGTAAATCTATCAATAGTATCAGTTACATTGTATCCCTGAGTAATTTCACGGATACGAAGATCCATACCAGTATAGAAAGGAGACTGTGCATAACCTTCTGAAAGGATCAACTCACGAATTACATTCTCACCGTATCCAGAACCTTGAACAGGCAAACATGTATTAGCTACACAAAGACCTGTAAATGCACAAGGATCACCATTGTAATCTACTTCAGAAGCGTAGATTTTAACTGGCTCCAAGTAAGCTTGCAAAGCATCTGTTGGGTAGAAAGTACAGTCACCAAACTGAGTATCTATGTAAGCACCAGTAATGTACATACCAGCACCAGCACCAGCTGCAGGAGAAGCATCAGCAACATATGTGTTCCAGTCTTCACTAGCAACATTTACGTTGTCCTTAGTCATTACACCTAATGAGCCAGCACCAATATCAAAAACTTCAATTTGAATAAATGGATTAATCAAAGGAGAGTTCAAAAGTTGCTTAGCCCATGCAATGTAAACAATTGTTGGGTCAACAGTTGCTGGAGCAGCATTTGGATCAGCGCAACAACCTGTATAAGCACTTGCTGTAAAGTAAGAGTTACGAGACAAGAAACGAAGTGCAGGTGAGCCCTTAAGATCAAGACGCAGGTAATAAGTTTCACCGCAGTTGAAATTAGGATTACACACAGTCTGACCAGGAATTGCCCACTTTGCTGAGTCATCAGCAAGAGCTTCAGTATCAGGAGTTACACCTACAGATATAGTAGCTTGCTGAAGTGGACAATCATCTACTCTGTAGAACTTAGTAACATACTTAGGATTGATGATCTTAGACTTGCTAGACTCTTTGTATCCACCGTGGAATGGACCAATCTTATCATTTTGATAGATTGAACCAGCAACAAGTACAAGTGGGCAACGAAGAGCAGATGCTGCGTCAACATCAGCAGGAACTGTCCAAGTATTAGGATCTACGAATCCAAACTGCCCTGCTGTAAAAGCAGAGGAAGCTGTAGTAGCAGTAGCCTGAAAACCACTGGTACCAACAAATACCTTATTAAAGGCGTGATTAAAATATGCCATTGTTTAAAAAATTAAAAGGTTACAAACAAAAATATATACTTAATATAGGAAATGATTAGATCACTTCCAAATTATTTCAAGAAAATTAGTTTATACTTAGTGCTATTAATCAATGACTTGACGTTGTCTAGGTCATTGATAATCTCAGAATATGCACATGCTTTTTGAGCAGCATCTACCTTTTGGTACAAACCATTCAAGAAGTTTACACAATCCCCAGCACTAGTAAAGGATGCTTGCTGAGCTGCAGGAATATCCAAAAGTGTTTCAGTAACACCCTGATATGATTCAGCAATAGTATCTGCTAAACCACCAATCTCATCATAGAATGCACCCATTGCTGTATGAGCAGCATATGAACCAGGTCCTGTGATTTTAAGGTGAGCTTTGTGTACAGATGTTACAGCTTCTAAGAAATCTGATACAAGAGGACCCATATCAGCACCTTTGCTAGAAGTAGATTGTTTTTGTTCTGACTGCATCTTAAGCGGTCTTTTTAACATGTTATTCATCATTATGTGTTATTTTCTGATTGTTGAGAAGTACGAGTATACTGACTAAATGATTCTATGTCAGCTGCTAAGATAGATGCTGCTGCATCTACAATTACCTCTGCTATATCATCTCTGAATTCACACTCTACATCTCTGCTTGTTATTACCCCGGTATATGGGTCACCACAGTTTGCAATAGCAATTCTTATGGGTTGTCTATAGTACATCAAAGTGATATCTCTAATATCAAATTCTCTGTTTGTATAGACCCTGATTGCATTGTTTACAACTGTACAGAAAGTCTCAGCCCACTCAAAGTTAGGTTTGCGGAGCTCATCTCTTAGGAGTATGCTACTGTTAACTTCCTCAACTAAATAGACTATAAGTTTCTTGGGATCAGTACAACAGTCTTTTGTAGCTGTAATATCAATCTTATGATACTCTAGATAGTTATCTGGTAGAGGCTGAGTTAAATAGTAATCACCAGCACTTATAGAAGTTAACGGTAGGGGTGTAAGTAGATTTTGTAAATCATCAATCTTTCTTACAGTCTGTTCCGCACCTGCTTGTGCAAGGTTGCGTCCCATAATTTGTCTACGTACCCACTCAATTTGAGCTTTATTAAAAGCTTCAACAATCTGCCAGCATTCTATATTATCATAGTCCTGACTAGCGAGTTTGTTTAACCGCTGTTGAATCTTTAATCTAAGGGTACTGTTTAACATAATTAGCTACAAATCATTTGACCATTACTACCTCTACGACAGGGTCTGCCGGCATTTTTACCAGCATGTTTATTTGATTTACCGTGACCCCTATAATCAAAACCTTTGTTGTCACCAATACCAGTCACTCTTTGTACAAATCTACCAAAACCTGTCTTTGGGCGCCAAGGTCCATCAGCACTAGACTGACTTGTACCATATCCAGATACTGGCTGATTTTCTACATCACGAGACATAGAAGCCCCTGAATAGAGACCTCCCATATCCATCTTAGGCATTTTCTTTTTCATTACTTAACGTTTTTCTTCTTGCTCTTAGGTTCTACAGAAGCAGACTTATTGCCACCACCTACACGGCCACCTGCTTTCTTTTGAGCTTCATTGATCTTAACACTTTTAGTAGTGCCAACACCTTTAGAACCTGCTACTTTCTGAACAGCTTGATTACCATTCAGCTTTACATAAACACCACCTGATTTTTTCATTTTATATAAGTTTAATAGTTATCTCTTTTTAGCCATTTTCTTAAGAGTAATAGCAAGTGCCTTTCTCTTAGGAGTACAAGTAGATTTAGTCATGGGAGTACAGTATCCTTTATGTGCAGGATTGATAGCCTTCTGTATCCATTTCTTGTCTTTCTTGGCAGCCATTACTTTTTCTTTTTAACAGCTCCACCTTTTTTAAATACACCACGTCCTTTAAGGACATCAGCTTTGGTTACTTTACCGTCACCGGTAAGATCAGGAAATCCACCTGCTTTCATTTTTTTGGCACCACCACACTGCATGCATTTGCTTTTCATAGTATTACTAATTTACGTTAACATTTCCATTTACGCAAAGCTTTATTGATCCTTGAATCCGGATCATTAGCTGTTTTGCTAGAGGTAAGCTTCTTCTTCATCCCTGACATCCTTGCACAAAAAGACTTCTTTCTAGACCCACCCTCAGGTTGTGGTGCCTTTAAATCACCACCTGTCTGCTTATTATAAGAAGCACGACCTTTTGCATTAAGTCCACCACTTGGTGACTTACCTTCTTTTCTTTGCCATGCAGGTGTCTTTGCCATATTACTTCTTCTTCTTTTTGTATTTGTAATCAGGGTTATCCTTGTGCCACTTTTTAGTGGATGCTACACCTTCTGCTACTGTCTTTGCTCTACCTATCTTAGTTAGATTTATAGTATCCCACTTACCCTTATCTTTGGTAGGATGGTTCACCATAATATCACCAGGCTCTCCTTTGCCACGTTTAGTAGTCTTCTTATAGACTACATGCTTTTCACCACCAGCTGATACTCTAACTTTCTTTGCCATTACTTCTTAGGGTTAGCAATTCCACCTAGCATTTTAATCTGCTCCTGTGCAAACTTCTTTACATCACCCATCATCTTAGTATCCTTACGGATTTCATCTGCTCTGCGGAGAGTGTTCATAGCAGATTCTACTTCCCACTTTCTCATTTCTGCTTTAGAAGATGAGGAAACAGTAGGAGATGATTTCTTAGTAGTTGATTTTTTAGCTGCCATATTATTTCTTTTTGGATTTAGCTTTAATCTTCTTTTCTTGATCTAGCATTTCCTTGGTAGGTTTTTTACCAGAACCTTTGTTAGCGCGGATGTTATCCCACAGCCCTCTTTGACTGTAGGATCCATCTTTGCGCTTAATCATTTGTTTTTTACTTGCAGCCACAACCACCTCCGTTTCTATAATTTAGTAAATTTTTAGTTAAGTCCGGAGAATTTCTTAAAGAAACTGTTGTAGCAGAATTGCTGTACTTAGCAGTCTTATCGCCTTTGACAGTATTCATATTGTCAGAAGCTTGGTATAGCATGTTTCCCATTATTGATTCCAGTATTTTTCGGTTGATTTCAAAAGGTCTTTAAGTATCTCCTCATTCAAAGGATTCTTCAGATATTCTAAAACATCTGCAGGGTTTCTACCTAACATAGTAGATGATGATGTATGGTAGATAAATCCATCAGGTTTTGTAGAAATAAATCTCAGGTAGCTAGCATCTCTGATAACTGCCTTAAGTTTCAATGTCTCCATATCAAGATTTACAGTATCCAAGAAAGTTTGGGCAGCCCTTGTCTGACTTCTCTCAGAACCTTCACCATTGATATAGATATCCATGTTATCATAGATAACATCATTAGGTGTAGACTTCTTGTACTGAACACTATTGATATCTACAATCTTAGCTACGTACATCATCTTAACTGGATTCTTATCAAACAACTTCTGAAGCTCAGCAAGAGCTTTGTTACGAAGTTTCTTGATTTCAGTTTTGCTTCCAGCAGTTTCTTCATATTTATCCAAATAAAATTTAACTGGAGTAGGTCTTGTTTTAGCATCCTCATAGCTCTTTGCTATAATGCTAAACCCACCTGCTTCAATAGCATACAGTCTAATTCTATCAAAAGGATCTTTTACCGGATCAAGAAACATAGGTGTGTTTCCACATCTCAATGTAATCTTGGTCCAGAAATCATCATTCTCAGGGCGTAATAATTTTACTTTGCTCCAGAAATGTGGGTCAGAAATCTCAATTGGATTTGCTGCCATTTCTTTTTCTAGTTCAGATACAGCAGAGCGAATCTCATGGATTCTAGCTTGTTTCTGATCCTCATCTCTAATCATTTTAATCTCAGGAGCAAATTCATTCAGACCTGTAATGTATCTCTTTACACCATTCTGCTCAATACATGCCAGTTGTTCCTCATGAAAAACTCCCTCGAATAAAGATAATCCATACTTCTCAAGTCCCATGTTAGAGACGCTTTGATTGAAGAATGGGCGGATTGCAATAGGCCCGGATTTAGTACCAGGCGTTTGCACCATTGTAAAAGTATCACTCATAATTTTTGTTGGTTTATTAATTTATTCTAAAAGTATAAAAAGGGAAGGCAAGTACCCTCCCTTTTTAAATTATTTTTTAATCCCAGATAAGTCTCCAATCATTTGCATCTGAAGTACCAGTTGATATATAGATAGCTGGTGAAGCAGTATTTGGATTAACAATATAAAGCAGTCCTACAGCAGCTGGGGTATATCCAGGAGTTGCTGTTCCTGTTTCATGTGGAAGTTGTACAGCTCTGCCATCTACAATGGACTGGTTAGCTTGCTGCCACATTTTCTTAATTGGCATTTTATATTCGTTCATTGTTTTAAAGATTAAAGGTTTTACAAATATAAAAGAGGGGAGGTTTCCCTCCCCCTTTTATAGATAAAATCATTAGAATGATCCACCAGTTACAGGGTTTCTCATAACGATCTTCAACACTTTGGTTGGGTCTTTTACCCAAATCGCAGGCATTGTTTGTGTCATATATACACGGTATCCATTGAACTGTCCAGAAGACTGGAATCCTTGGGTACGACCCATGTAGTCCATTGTACCGTTTTGGTACCACCACTTCAATTGGTTATCCCAGCTCAACTTCAACAAGAAGATGTTGTCGTTAGTATTATCTGTGATATCAAAGATAATGAAGTTGTAAGATGACAATGGGAAACCATCAATGATTGGGTTTTCAATGTCATTTGTGTGTACGTTGTCAAAAGCAGGGTTCAACACAAACTTCACGTTTGCCAAGAATGGGATAACGTAAGAAGTGTATGCAAAACCAAATCCGAGATCCATGCCCTTACCAGTGATAGCACCGATACCAGCATTGTCAGCAGCTTGGATTACAAGACCTGAGTTAACTGCCTCTTTCTTGATAGCTTCGTTAACCATTCTCATACCACCCATACCAGTTTGTACAATCAGTTGACGCTTAGGATCTGGACCCTTGAACTCAACCTTACCAGCATAGAAGTTGTAGATTTCAGAACGGAACAGGTCAAGATTGAAACCAGACTTGTTGTAAACTCTCTTGAAAGAGTTATCAAGCTGCTTCCAAAGACCCACAGACAATCTTACATCATCTGGACCATCCTGACGAACTCTACCACCTTGTCCCCACATCAAGTAAGTTTCGATGTCACTTGCAACTTTGGTCAAGTGAGCTGCTTCCATTGTGGTCAAGAAGGTACGTGAAAGGTTACCATTTGACATTGCACGCTTTACATAATCCTTACCCATACGGCTAACCATGTTCTCAAGGTTAGTGATAGATGGATCCATGTTCTGGTCAAAGTTTCTCCAGATTTCAGTTACAGGTACAGTACCATCTGCATTCATACCACCCTTGATCATAAGATCAGCACGGCTAGAAATAGAATAGTGTACGTGAGCTTCAGCACCACCTACAAAATTGTAGAATTCACGGAAGCCTGACTGGATCTGAATGTCAGAGAATCTTTCACCATACTCTCCGCGGGCAGAACCCTTACGGAATACTTTAGTACCAGAAGCAAGATACTTGTTATCCAAGAACTTAGTGCTGTCATTGTTTACAAGTTGTACAGTGTAAACAAAACCATCACCGAGTGGGATAATATCCTGATCAGGAACAATGTACATTTCCACACCATTGTACTTATCGTAAGTGATGATGTCACCATGACCAAATTCTCTGCGAGAGATTTTGATTTTGAAGGTGGTACCATCAATACCTTTAGTAACATTGGTTGATTCAATGTCTTCGATAACATAAGGAAGATCTTGTACAACTGGGGTCTGCCACTTGTACTCACCTCTTGCATTATCAACCATGATCACATTCTTACCACCGAAGGAAGACATCTGATAGAGTGGCATTTCGACTTTTTGAGCCATTGCCCACAGATCAACTGGACCCATGTCCATTGGTTCTGCATTCTTCAGCATGTTTACCAGGTGGTATGAATCTACGTGTGAACTAGCTGCGTAGTTGGTATCTCGTAGAAATATACCATTATTTAAAACTGGAGTTGCCATTTTAACTTAAATTATAAAAGGTTAATTAATTAGCGTTTAAAAAAGTTATTAGTACGTTTGATTGTTCTTTGCTTCACTTCCTCTTTCTCTACAATTGGAGAACCTGTACTTCTTCTTGCTTCCTCTGTCTTCAGCATACGGGCAGTTTTTTCAACCTGCACTTTCTGAGCTTGATCCATAATTCTACTTCTGTAAGAATCCGGATCTGCCAGTAACCAAAGAGCTTCTGCAATCAAACCGTGGTTAGGTTCTACATATTGGTATTTTTCCAACAAGTGACCTAGTAAGTTAGTGGGTCTACCACTAATGCTAGGATATGATGGTTGCACCAAACCGCCATACAGTAATTCCTGTGTTTTACGGTCTAGTTTCAAGCCATTGAGTTCACCAGGAGCAATAGTGTTATATACATTCTGCATATAAGCCTGTGCTTGTGCAGCTTGTTGTTTTTTCATCTGCTCTTGTTGTGCAAGTTTCTGCTGCACAACTTTAGCCTGCATTGCATCCAACTTTGGTTTGAACTTACCAGCCTTAGCTTGAAGTTCATCTCTGTCTTTCCAGCTATCAATTTCTTCCTGAATTTCATCAGGAGTACCAAAGTTTGTAGCTGAGAGATATTCTCTTACAATTCTTTCTTGGTGATTTGGCTCAGTAGGATCCAACTCAAAAGTTTCCTCAACATGTGACAAAACTTTAAATAGTCCTTTAAGATCCTGACCACCATCAGCTACATATTTAGCAGCTACTTGAAGCTCCTCAGGGAGAGATTCAAAGAATTCAGCAGGAGTAGATTGTCTTATTGTATTCTCTCTTTCTTCAAAGTTTGCTTCTAAAAGTTCTTCAAAGTCATTAAGAGTATAATCTTCAATAGGCTTATCATCATCAAATGGTACAATCTTACCAGCATCAATTAGTTTTTTAACTAGTTCTACTGTACCATCTTTTGCAACTTTAGCACGACCAGGAGTTTTCTTAGGTTCATCATCACTAGGTTGTACACCTAATGATGCATCTTCTGGGTCTAGGTCTTTAAGTACATCAGCAAAGTCTGCTGAATCCTTATCTTTATTTTCACCAGAGTCATCCGCAGATGCTGGGTTTTCCATAAAAGATAAATCTGGTTTGCCTGCAGAAAAGACATTTGGTTTCTTTTCCTCTGGGAGCATTACGCTCTCAGCTCCAGGCATACCAAGTATGTTGTCCAGGTCTAAATCAACCTGCTCAACAACGGTATTATCTTGTGTGTTACTCATATTTTTTGTTGGTTTAATTAAAATCTACACTAGTAATATACGCAAATATATATACCTAAACTTTAAAAATTTTTTGCTTTAGGTAAATAAAGCGGAGAATATAGCTACTTCTTCTTCTTTTTATCCTTTTGTTCTGTTTTATTAGGTGCATCAAACCTGTTTTTATTCTCCTGTGCAACACGAAGCTGTGTATTTGCTATTTCTCTTTGAGCATTTATCTTCTCTCTTTCAACATTCAGCTTCTCTCTAGATGTCATAATCTTATTAGCTTCTTTTTCTCTAGTGAGATCCATAGTGCTCTGGTAGTTTTCAGACTTCTGAATTTGATCCAAAGCATCCATGTAATCAGACTGCATGTTCTGGTTAATATCTTGCATGGCACCATATCCTGCAGATCTAATTTGAGCAATGAGAATATCTGCTTGTCTGTCCTTATCTTTTTCAGATGCCTGGAATTCTAGCTTCAACTGTTCTTCTTGCTGCTTAGATTGAATCATCTGCTCTTGCATTTGCTGCTGTTGCTGCATTTCTTGCTGTCTAACTGCATCCGATTTCTTCTCTGCTGCTTTGAGTATGTGCGTAACTTCTGAAATAGAATCAGACTTAATAATATTACCCAAATCATAGATACTAGCACCAGAAGTATTATTGCTAAGAGCAAGCTGCTTAAGCTGTTCAAGAATAGCTCTCTGGTTTGCTTTAGTAGTAGCAAACACATTAATATCACGGAGCAAGAAATCAGTACCATTTATCTCAAAGTTTTTTCTTTCATCAAGAGAGGTTATGTAATTAAGTCTTGCCGATGGTTTTGTAGAGTGGTAATGCTGAGCCAAGTCAGTTCTCATTTGATGCACTCTAGGCATTAGATAATCACAGTGCTGAATAAAGTATGTTTCAGTCTGAGCATAACTAGCGTTGATAGATTGCTCTACACCTGTAGCTGTTTGTCTGGTAATCTCCTGACCTAAGCGCTGTGGGGTAATACCAATTACCTCAAATGCTTGTTGCTTAAAGTACTGAGCTAACTGAATCCTAGACATCAAACGCTCTGTCTGTGACATATCCAGTTTCTGGAAATGGTTAAAGTTTAGAGCATTCTCAGTATTAGTAATAGAAGTATCCAGAGGTAACATCTGGAAGTTCTTCATTGCCACATATGCTTTAGCAAAGTTACCCTTTCCCCAGTCCTCACCCAGTGAGTGTCTTGGCAAAGAGTTCTGATCAAGCATAATAACAGTTCCTAACTCATCTACCAGGATATCCTGAATCTGGTTATTTACAAGGTTATAAGCAATCTGGAAAGGTTTCATCAAGTCAACAAGAGACCTTGAGTAAGTATTTCTATCAGAGAATACGGAACCCTCTACAGGAAGTTTACATCCATACAGAGAATTATCACCTTTAAATTGGAACTTAAGCGGACCAATATGATTTTGATTTACACCTAAGTAGATAGGAGTAATACCACCGGGGTTATTTGTACCCCAGAATGTAGGTCTGTTTGGACCAATCTTTACACCACCCCATACTTGGTTAATCCAAATCCAGTCAATATGCTCACCAAAAACAAGAGTATTCTTAGTTTTATTCTTTATCAAACTGGTATTATACTGTGGTTTATCAGTAATTGTGTAGTCCTCATCCACTATTTCAGTGACAATATCACCAGATAATGTGATTTTTGTGAGATGACCTACACGTCTTTGTGACTTCCAATATACTGTGGTAACTCTAAGAAGGTTAGACATACCCATATCCAGGTAGTCTTCATTCTCCATCATGATCCAGTTTACAATATCACCTCCATATTGAGCACTATCCCACATAGAAGTAAACTGTCTGTAACCAAGTGAAGGCATGTTTGTATTCCATGCATGTGACTTAGTACCATCATAGTATGTACCATCATTCTGATAACCCTGGATAGGGTAACCGGCAGATCTTACAGGATAGATAAGTTCAATTGATTCCATTTGCTTATCTGTCATCAACCAACCATACTTGTCAATAACATCAGCAACAGTCATCATATCATACTTACCAACCCAGTTACCATCAGAAATGTATCTAGTCTCTGGAGCTTTTTGATAGAATGTTAAAACAGGATTCCACAATTCTACATCATAGTCATCCTCCATCATTTTAAAATGCCAGAATTCTCTATCAGCAATAAGGAGATCACGGAAACCACGCTCCTCTAATTCATCTATATGAAAACGTTCAGTATCAACTCTGTGCTGATGTTCTGCCCATTGCTCAACCATTGAGCGGTAATCTTTCTGATAAAAAGCCTCAATTTCAGGTAGGCTTCTTAAAGATTCTGGAGATGTTTGTTCCTGAAACTCAGGGCTTTCTGGGTCTGCACCCATCATTATCAATCTCTCAGTAATCTTTCTTTTAGCATCACCAACAAGTAATTCTTCTACTTCAGCTTTCTTTTGCTCCAACATTTCATTGTAGGAGTATTCATCTACAGCACCATAAGTTACTCTAGTAACTCTTTTAGAAAACTCAGAAGTAAGAGTATTAACTACATTAGGGATAATAGGATAGAACTTAAGTTCCAATGCAGATGCATCTTCCTTTGTAAGAGTATCAATTAAATCAGCATACTCATTATCCTCCTCAATTACATAGTCTGTCCTATCAATAATACCCTTAGCAAGTTTGTAGTTCTTCATAAGGCGCCTAGCATTTCTGCGCACCATCTTCAATCCTTGCCACTCCAGCCAGTCTAAGCACCAAGCTGCCCAATCTTCATCTTTTTTAGATCTAGGTAAAAATTGAATAGGTTGATTAAGAGTACCCATTTTATTGTACTCTGTCTTGGCACCTGCCTTAACTTGTAGGGCGTTATATACTTGCATATTATCTTAAATTTCTAAACGATTGTTTTGGAACCTTCATGCCAAAAGTATTACCAGATCCACCAATATGGCGAAACGGGCTCCTAATTAATTTACTGAATTTATTGGAGTTATCCAACTTTTTTACATTGTCGGTTTCCTCATATCTCTTTTTATATCCTCTGTTTGCTTGCTGTACTCTAGCAAAAGCAATTAATGCTGCAAATGATACCAGTCTATCCACGTTTACTCCATCTCTATACTCCATCATTTCTTTTAAAAGCATAGGGTCTGGTATCCTTTCTATACCATAGGTAGTTCTTACAATCTTACCTTCTGATGTAACTTCCTGGTCTAACTCTTCTGTCAAGAAATCAATAGCGTAGCTAATCATGTGACTCTTAAATAGAGTACCGGTGTTTCTCCACCCGTATTCCTGGTAAACATTAGCATTAGCTCCTATATCTTTTAGGAATAATATCTGAGATCTAGGTACTAGATATTTCTGTTTTTTCCTGTCAATCATATAGGTAATAAACTGCGGGATGTTATTTTCAACTATTGTCCACGCATTATACCACTCTATAATCATTTCAAGTCTCTCATGTGTCTTTTTAATATCATCAAAACGACCACACCAAGCAGCTACAATTTTATCTCTTTCTATAAATGTCTGTATCTCAGAACCGTTATTCTTGGTAACCTCAACCGGAGTCTTGTAAACATATATAGAACACAGTGATTCTGAGGTAGTTGTCTTACCTTCAGACACAGGGTCAATAGACGCATAGTACATTCCAAACTCTGGATTCTTAACTGGTCTCTCCCATACTACTAAAGTACCTGTTTTATCCTCGGTGTTTTTAGTAACCGGGAATTCCATAATAGGTAATTTACTTGTAGTCTCTACTTCAATCTCACCCTTTATATTTCTATGAATGTCTAAGAACTCATAAGGATACAGTTTCTCATCTATCCTATGTATCTGCCCAGTAACTAGGTGTGCAGGAAACAATGACAATGTTCTAAAATCAAATGCTTCTTTTATATTTCTAGGATGCTGAGAAATACGTAGCTGGTATTCTTGAGGATCAAGTTCCTTTTTCCATTTGGCAAATAATTCATCTAAAGCTTCTAATGATTCTTTTACCTGAGAATTACCAAACTTATCTACATATGGCGGCATTGACCATTGTTCTGGTATAAATAGCCCAGTGGTACCAATAGTCCCTTTATCATCAATTAAGTTAGATGGTACAGCGTATATATCATTTGCTTCAGGATGAAGAATCAGTTTTTTAAGAGGATCACACTGACTCAAGTCACCGACAGAACCTGCTGCTATAAAAGTACCGGTAGTAATCATACCGGATCTAAGAGCAGGTCTTAGATATTCATAGGTCTGATTCATCTTAGGGGCAATCCCAGCTTCCTCGTGAAAGAAGTATTTAGTAGGACCACCGACACCAGTAGTTGGACTCTTTTCAAAAGACATTGCTTGGATTACACCCTTAAGACCTATCTCAGTCTTTCTCTTTTGACCCCCTACAAAGTTAGATATCTCAATCTTCTGCTGCCAGAACATTGTTTTGTTGGGGTTCATCGGTCTATACCAAGCAGTGTGTTTATTTAGGAATGACTCGTATTCATTAAGAAACTTCCAGCTACCCTTCTCATTTATATAGTCCTTAAGACTAGCTCCCATCTTTAGGGTAACCCCTTCCTCAAACCATATCTGATTTATGAGTTTACCGCAGTGGAAGTAAGAACTAGCAATCTGACGTTTCTTTAAAATAGCACAGTGTTTATAGTCTAGCTCAGCAAGTATTTCATACAAAGCCATGTGGTACTGAGCATCTCTAACATCAGCAAAACCGTACTTCTGAGTCTCTTTGTTAAAGATAGGAAGGAAGTTTAACCACATGTAGTAGTCACGGCTGATGTACCAATTTTTGGTACCTGACTTATAGATTACACCCTTTCTACATTTCTCTTTTTCTGTTTCCCAGTACTTTATAAAGTCTTTAGTTCCAGCTGGTGCTGTGCAATAAATGCCGTTTTTATTAAACAGTCGTGCTTGTTCATTAAACAGTTTAGATACTTCATCAAATTCATATTCCCCAGGTTCTTTAAAGATTGACAGGCAGAATTCATAGAAGTGTTTTCTACTTTCAAAGTCTGTGTAGGTCCATTCTCCATTATCAAAAGTGGGTATATGTTCGTAGATTTCAGTACTCATTTAATAGCTTAAGTATCTCATTTAGAGCCTCGTGTCTATGGTTCTCTGTAAGAATAATTTTATTTACAAAGTGTGATTTTTCTATTTTGGGAATATCATGGATAGCAGATTCACTCTTTATCTTAAGGTCTATCTGCTGCATATCCCCAGTGAAAATCATAATAGAACCCTTACCTAATCTACCTACACACATTTGTAGCTGTGCTTTAGTTAAGTTCTGAAACTCATCCACTATACAAACAGCATTCTCAAATGTTCTTCCTCTAAAGTGACTAAGAGATACTAGTTCTATGTGACCTTCCTCTTCCATCTTATTTAAGATGTCTGGTTTATCATAGACCTTTCTCATATTAGACTTAATAGGCACCAACCAGGGTTCCATTTTTTCCTTCTCAGAACCAGGAAGAAACCCATTATCTTCAGTAGATACTGTAGGTCTGGTTATAATAATCTTATTTACTTGCCTTTTGAAGTAAAGATCTAGGGCAATTTGCACTGCCACTAAAGTTTTACCGCTACCAGCATACCCTATCAAGAAGTTATATGGCGTACTGATAATCAGTTCTTTAGCTCTCTTCTGCTCTTCTGATAAAGTTATTGAAAACTTTATCTCTCCCTTAGGTGGGGTCTTTTCAATATTTGTCTTTGCCATACTATAAAGATAGGAGTTATCTCACATTCTCAAAGAACTTCTTTGTCAAAAAACCTATAAGGTAACCATATGCTTCATCTGTGTCTCCATTGTGTGGCATACCTATTCTTTCAAATGTATACATGCATACATGTGATAGCTCATGTACAAGTGTAGCCATATCATCAATATCATTTTCATCAAAGTGCGTAAGCCTGATAGCTATCACACCATTCTCATACATGGCAGTCCTGGCCAAATTAGTAGACTTCATATCCATAAAAGGCTCCATGTACATTTTAAGAGCAGGACTTTCTAGTGATGGTATAACCCCATGTTCTACTAAAGCTAGGACTACATCTTCCTGATCCTGTTCAATGCTAACTAATACATTAGCATTGTATATCTCTAAATCAATTACAAAGAACTTCCCATTATAGCTGGTCGTATGCAAGTCCTTGTCCTCCTCTGACTTGACTTTTCTGCTCGTCCTGGAGGTCTTTGAAGGCACCTTTGTAGCTCTCGCGGATCTGTTGAAATTTTGCTGCTGCACTGACAAGTGAGTTAATGTTTCCATCTCTACCATGTGTTATTTCAGTTTTTTCCATGTAAGTTGCTAGTTTATCTAGCATTTGTTTAATACCTCTGTATGCTCTTGATGTAGGTGTCTCATACATATCAGAGCAAAACTTAAGGGCTCCAATTATATCTGGATCATCAGTAGAAAAGTCAGCATCAATCTCAGCTAAAATTACTTCTTCTTTATCAAGTTCAGAAATGTTAAAAAAGGGATTTGTATCAGGATTTGGACAGGTCATATAAAATATATACTGGTATATCTTAAGGTAGTCATCCGGATGGTTATCCATTATTTTCTTAAGGGTTGTGAGTGTGTAACAGTGTTCTGTTGGTATCACAATCCCATTTTGTATATCAAATAGTTTTACAATCATTTTCTGTCTAAGCTTATATTCTTACAAAATCTTAGTTCTTTATTATTTAGTGTCCATATCTCTCCATCATCCATAGCACAGGTAAATAATAAATCATGCTCTTGGCTGTAGTCTATAACTAAGAAAGCGTAGCCTTCCATATTATCTGATACCCTTTTAATAGGGATCATTGGATTAAGCTGAAGGATCATTTAGATAATTGATTATAGATATGACCTCTGTTTTTAAATAAGGTAGCTCATATCTCTCAACATTTTTTATAATAGGGTGTCTAGTCTATGTATTTTGTTACCCTTAGCATCAAGACCATCATCTTCAAATATCACATGATCTAGGCAAAGCTTTCCTGGTTTTAGCTTTGGGTTGTGCTTTAAAATTATATAGAGGTATAGACTAAGCTGAAGAGCATAGTGATTATAGTTACAATCATCAAGATGAGATACTGGATGAAGCATCTTTTTAGATATGCCTTCCCAGTTTTTGTACGATTCCTTCTTGATCTCTTTATTTGTTTTGTAGTCATAGATATCAACTCTGCCATTAACCACCTCTACCCTATCAGATTGTCCACAAACACCGGCTGATTTTAAATACACAAAATGCTCTGGATAAATACCATCCTGGAGCTTTTGCTTAGGGGCTGTCTTTAATCCATCAACTTCTACAGACTTGACAATCTTTAAATCAAAGCCATCTCTGTTGATAGTATCGCAATCAAGTATATCTGATTCCCTTTGGTTATGGTACCAGGTACCTAGTGTAATAGCTCTATCTGACTCATTCTTCCAAGCTTCTTTTATTTCTTCTGGAGTCATACCATACCACTTACTCTTCTTATTCTTAGAGGACTTCTCAGCTATAGCATCAGCATCAAAATGCTCTTTGAAATTAGAAATTACACTTGTAACGCTTGTCCATTGAATGTTTTCAGATGGATCAATGCTTACATATTTGTGTTCCTGTGGTAGAAATTTAACTGACATCCTTTTCAATTTTCTTAAGTAAATCCTCTTCCTCTTCACTTGATAGGACAGCTTGCCACTTGTCCGCTTCGCATTTAGATGAAAGAGACCTCTGTAAAAACTTGAGTGAACAACCACATACCCCACAACAGGGCTGAGTTCCGGGAGCAAAACACTTGTCACCGCTTCTGTCAATATTAGGGCATTCTTGACATATTTTATCCCTTGCTTGCGCAACTTCTTCAACATGTTCATCTTTAAATATAGAGTTCTTGATCCCTTCAAGAATCTTTCCCTTCTTCTTCCATACTTCTAGTAATGTTGCCATATCTGTCGGTTTTTATTTTTTTATGTCTATCTCTTTCAGCCTTAAGCTGTTCAGCGGCACGTTCTAATATCTCTAGTCTATCCTTAAGATTCTGATATCTGAGATACTTAGAGAAATCCGGATTTTTAAATCCAGCCATTGATACCTTGTACTTAAATATTGTCTTATCTAGAACTTTAGGTTTTAGTTTAAACATACCTAAACTTTCTATATTTATTCTAGGATAAGCTATAGTAAGCATGCTTTTTCTAACGTTAGACCAGTAAAAGTCCATTACATCTGACATCAACTGTTTATCACAATCAAGATCTTTAGCAATTTCATCTAGTATATTTCTAAACTTCTTAGGATTCAATGCGTACAATTTTATAGTCAAGCAGTATGTTTCCTTCAGTCTGGATCTTTAGGTCTGGACTTATCTTAATCTTCTTCTTACCCTTACCCTGTTTTATAATAAGGTTTCTTTTTTCAGCCTTTGTAAGTGCATTCCTTACAGATTGGCTGCTGCCAAAAATCTCCTTCTCAGCAGCAGCCTGACAAAAATCTGTAAGTTCACGTTCACCTGATAAAGCTAGCAGGGTTAGGCAATTTAGATCAAGAGTAGAAACAGGTATGTCTTTTAACTGACAATGCACAGCAATCTGGAACTTAGTAATGTCCCAGATCTCCATGCGTATTCTTTTCTGTACTTGATTAACGATTGCCATGTTGGTTTAAGCTAGCAATTAAGACTTCTTCAGTGATCTCTTTTTTTCTCCAGAAGGTCCTGAAGTTTCTGGTTCTTCTCCAGGTTCTTGAGGTTCCTGTGGAGATTGGATTTGAGCTTGGCGCACCATTGCTACAAGTCTTCTCAGACGGTGCTCCTCAATATCAGCACCTAGTTTTTCAAACTCTAGCTGCACTTGCATAAAGTCAATCTGTTCTTTATAAAAGTCCAACATCTCTTGTTTTCTAGCTGCAATAAGCTCGGGGGTAAGCTCAATACCTTGAGCTACATCCTCATCTGTCATAAATGTTTGATCCATTATTTTAAGTTTATGTTCACGCAAATATATACAAAGAAGTTTAAACTTCCAAAAGTTAAATAAAAACCCTTAGACGTTTCTAAGGGTTTTCTCAACAACTTAAAAGTAAACAATTATAACAAAACACAGAACCACACATAAGTGCAGACAGCACTCAATCTTTCTTTCCTTTTAAATATCCTGTAAGTTCAGCTAGCGCTGCATTCATTGAATTGACAGAAGAGGATATAGCATCAATTTTAATATCTAGTCTTTCACTTGCAGACTTCTGTTCCTCCCTTAGTTCACCTATCCTGGTATGGATATTCTGTTCTTTTTTACTAAAGTCTTCTTTAGTTTCTTTAAGAGATTGGTTTAGGTTAACCATGTCCCGGGAGTGATTCTCTTGCATATTACTAAAATTAGTGCTTAATCTATCAACAGATCTCTTAAGTGTGTAATAAAGACCAGACAGTGATGCCACTCCAACTACTATAGTAATTACATCCCTTGTCTCGAAGAATACTGCTCCTGGTTCCATAAGATTACAAACAAATATATATATTTAATATACTAAAAAAACTTACAACAAAGCAAAATAAACTGTACTAAATGTTAGCCCTGCTATACCTATGGTCAGACCTAGATTTTGTGCTATAAGTTTCCTGTTTCTCTTCTTAAGATCTTTGATTTGCATCTCCTTTTCCTGTGCTATAGCTTTCTCAATAGCCTGCTTATTCTCATAGATTTGCTGCAGAAGTTCATAGCTGTTAGCCTGGATACCTGTAATCTTAGAATAGTAATGAACTTTAAGCTTCTCCAGCTGATACAAACTATCTATTTCCATAGATGTATTGTACCAGTACATCATGCTAGCGAAGTTTAGGTTCATTAACTGTAGGTCGTAGGTCGTAAGTCTTGGAGTAAAATCCGGATTTAAGGAGGGAGTCTGACTTTTGGAGCGTTGACCTAAACTGCTTATTTGAAGTAGGGTCATCAGCATTAAGAATATTGTATATCTCATCTTTATAGTATTTATTTACTGTGTACTGTTTTTGTATGATTGTGTCTGAACGGAAGTTTAAAGAGTCTATCTTAAGATACAACTCATTAGCTGCTTTTGTATTCTTGTCTATAACTTTAAGCAGACTATCATTAAGAGTCTCTAGTCTTGTAACTGCAGGGTTTTGAGCAGGCTTACTCTTACATCCTTTGAAGGATAGGATCATGATAATACCTATGACAGTTATTACCAAAATGTATGAGCCTAGTTTTATTAACTTCTTTTTTTCCATCTTGTTATATGTAGGTTTTTGTTTAGTGGTCTAATCTTTACATATACCCCATCACCAGATCTAGAGTCCCTGGTTCCCCTCTCATTAGTGTTTCCTTCTATTGTCCTGACTGAGTACTTACCAACAGCATCTACTATCCCTGTGTGACCTATATTTTTATATCTACCTCTTCCATCATTATAACTTAAGGTCATTACAAGAACATCTCCTGAACTAAAGGTTTTATAAAATGAACCATTAGTAAAGATTACATCCTTTTTATTGTATGCAGTTGGTGACCACCCTGTAATAGTGTGTGGTACATTACACTCATCAAGCATAGCCATAACAAAGAAAGAGCACCAGGCATACCCTGGTTTCCACCCTACTGCAGCTAGTTTATTCCTTAAATCTCTATCTGTAAATCCTTTATTATTACCACCTTTTTCTCTTACTCCGACATAATAGTTGGCGGTAACTCTGACACAGTAACCGTCATTAGCAACCACACTATAAAGAGGAATAATACTAAGAATAAAAAGTAAACAAATAGATATAACTTTATTCTTTGCCATACCGTTAGTTCTTTTTTAATTTGTTCTTTAATTTCATCAGAATAGAAGTATCTCTGCAGACTTCTAAAGTTGAAGTTGATCCCAAGGAACACAACAAAGTTTGCAAAGATCAGAATTAGTGCAGCCATAAATACTATCTGGATATACTCTGTAGATATCAGTGCATCTCCAAAGTATTCATACCCGTATCTACCAGCTAGAAAAAAAGCTAGAAAAGCTACAGGAACACTCCATACTCCATCATAGAGCTGGAGGCGGTAAATAAGTTTTTTAATTACGCTTTTCATTATAGAACTTTTACAAGTATTGATGATTCATTATTAGATACATTGGTATCAGATATTCCATTTACCTGTGTAATTTTAATACGGAAGGTATTTGGAAGTGTTCCCCACATATTTGATGGAAACACAGAAGCCATTGATTTGCTAGTACCTGGTTTGTAGGTTTCGGTTCTAGTCCATGTAGTTGCTGGTCTGCCATCAAATCCAGCAGTAGCTTTTAGATTAAGAACATCAACGCTTCCTGCATTTGTAAACGTGTATCTAATTCTTACTCTTGTAGCATCAAGAAACTCGTAGCTATTGATTTTTACACCAAGATCTACACCCTCAGTTGGAGCAGGAGGGAGTGTAACATTGATAGAAGTCATTGCTACATTATCATTCTCATTAGTTTCCTGAACAAAGTTATTAGGATCTACAGTAAGAACAAACTGACACACCCCACTAAATGTATTAGGAACTGTGTAAGGAATAGTTGCAGATACAGAGGTTTGTCCAGCAAGAACAGTTACACTACCTGTGTAAAAGTTTAAA